TACTCCCCGAAGGTATCTTCGGCTTGGTCTTCGGCCACCTTACGTCCATCGAGGTAGGTTACTCGGGAGCCACCTTCACCTTGGTACGCGTAGGTCAGGTTGTGCCACGTGTTCGATTGGAGATCCAAGTTCACGGAGTCCAACTTTTCTTGATCGGAAACCGAGAAGACACACGTGTTCGAGACGTTCGCCTCCAAGTTTGACGAATTGAACCACACAGAGACCGCATGGGGTTGGTCACCTTCGAGGAACGTATTCGCTTCTACGGAAAGGTTCGATGTGAGGGTTCCGTTGAGGGTCCAGTATTTATTAGGTGAGGTCATAGTCGACTGGTTCCCCGAAGGGTCGGGACCACCCGAAATCTGGTTCGTTCCCTGACCTGTCGCACCATCGACCAGGACTTGGACACCCGTCAGTTGTGGGTTATTGAAACGGGACATGAAAGTCGTATCGACCGAATGGTCACCAGCGGGTGTGTATTCTTCGTAGCCGTAGTATTCGATTTCGTCTATCCACACTGTGTCATGTCCATTAGGAATAGTTTCCGTGAGAAATGCGATATATTTATAAGCAACGGTCGAACCGATATTTAAAGTATTCTTATTTTGATTCGGTATACTTGTCAAATCTTTTATGATTGCCCACGACGAATCGTCATCACTTCCGAGGAGTTTCCCAGTCAGTGGTCTACGACCCGAATGTAAATCAGCTTCGATATACATCGTTTCGACCTTTATTTTGTGTGGTAATTCCAATTTTATCCATTCACCATCGTAACCACCTATTCCACGACCTCCTTGATACACATTTGTACCAGAATTCCACGAACTACTCGCACATATCCAACCAGTTGTGTGATCTCCGTTAAATGCTCGATAAGGAACACGTCCGTTTGTGGGGTGGGTACTACTCGCAGTGATTGTGTAACCCGCTTGTTTGAAAATTAAACCACCAACTGTCCCCCCTTCACCCATATCCATCTTGGACGTGTCTTCAAAAACAATCTCCGGATACTTTTTTAAGGTTGGCGCGACCCGCCCGTGAGGTCCCGAAACGTCCGTGATCACGTTGGAATTGTGCTGGATCCCTTTCGTTTGGATACGGCCTGTGGTCGTATCGATCATCGTGTTCGATGTCCCGACGAACGTAACCACGTTCGCATACCGAATCTCGAGGTTATCCACCGTCTGTTCCAAAGACATATCTATTATGAAGGGAGGTTTTTTTAAACTGGTGGAAACCCGAAGGACGGGGCAAGTCCTGCGGACTTGGAACTCTTTTTCTTGCAAAGTGGGTTGCACTTTGGAGGAAATTGTTTATGCGATAGCGGTAATCTTTATAATCGGTCGAACGAGAATATCAGCACCACTCCCATCCCAGTGATTCGTCTTATGTAATCGTGCATCGAAAGAACCACTATATCTTCGGGCGGAAAAATCAATCGTTCTTGGACCGTTCCATGTTGCTACCTGTCCATCCGCAATGTTATCACTCGTAACTTCACCTATAGATACACACATATGATTATATATCCAAATTTGCGGATCCGTCCCTATGTTGTCTGTCTGATGTCTAAAAGTATGCCTCGCGTCATTCACTTGTGAACCATCAACTCTTCCCGCGACGTGTAGAATTGGTGAATCATCTATTCTTCTCAAAAAAAACCAAAACTCGTATATGACCCTGGTAGTTCCGGGTGGTGGAGTGTAATCGAAATTACTTCCATTGATTCTCGTGTGTGTGCTCGTCAAATCTTGTATATCATCAACATTAGGTAATAAATATGTACCGGATTGAACCTTCACGTATCTTCCATTCGCTTTTCCTTGTATCGTCTCTATGATTTCACCGGGGTTATATTCTCTCATAATCCGACCACGTACGTCCAAAGCCGCCCGAGGCTCCGAAGTTCCAATCCCCAAGCGCCCCGCCTTTAGGGTCATGGACAAGTCCCCATGCCCGAAATACTCCTTCTGGTAGGCGTAGAGTTGCCAAATCTCGTCGGAGGTCAGGGCCCGGTTGAAGAGGCGGAAATTGGCGATACTCGAACTAGAAGATTCACCACCACTTAAAAGAGATGCGAGACGTACACGAGTGCTAGTACCAGATCCCCAATTGAGGTAATACGCGGAATTTCCGGCTTGTGAACCTAATGTAGAATACGATCCCGAATATAAAACACCGTCTACGTAAAAATCGGCATCTCTATCAATGGCTACAGTCTCGATTGTTGATTTTATGACAACAACGATGTGATGCCAATTACCAGTTGTAAAAAGAACGTCACTTGTATATTTTCCGGATGCATGATATGCATGTAATAGTTTACCACCCATGAGAGCGAGTCCAGACCAACTGTTTTGAGCTGTTGTATTTCCCCAGACACATAAGTAATGATTATTTGTATCATCCATATCCCCCGTGGATGGTTTAACCCATAATGAAAACGTATGTTGAGGGGTTCCAACTGCATTTATGGTTAGACCACTTTCGATATAATCCCCCGAACCGTCGAAAACAAAAGCTCCGTCAGATACGGTTACACCTCCATAAGCTGTTCCGTTATTGGTCGTACCACCCAAACCCGTTATAGCACCCGCCGCCGTCGAAACAGCCCCATCCACCAAATCCTTCGCATCATAGTAGACCTCCAACCAATCCGTGTTGGGAACGTTGGGATACGACTTTACGGTCACATCAGTTCCGTGCGCATCAGGGTCGTATTCGGGGGTGCCGTAGAGTTCGATTTCATGAATGTTTACGTAGGTACCACTTGAACCGGCTTCAATTTTCTCAAATACAAAACCAATATAGTCGTAATACTGGATTGAATTTATAGTAAAACTGGTAGATTCTCCAGCCGTAAAAGTAGCACCTGTCCATGAACCAATAACATTCCAATTCGTTCCATTCAAACTTCCCAAGACCGTCGCATCAATTGGGTTTCTCTGACTATCGTATCTTGCCCATAAATCTACGGACTGAAGTTGTATTTTATCAGGTAGACGAATGTATGCCCAATCACCGCTTACACCACCTAAACTATCACCCCTGGTGTAATCACCATTGCTATCGTATCCAACGGTGCTGTCGACAAAGTGAGGGCCTGCGTGACCAGATTTTTCACGTAAAACGTTGTCAAAAAGAGCCCAGGCTTGTCGATTGGAAGTACCATTTTTCGAACCTGTAGTTTGTGAGACAAAATGGCCTTCGTATCCCGACACCGTTTGCGAGGCACTCGTCAAAGCCACCCTCGGATACTTAATAAGTTTCTTGGACCTCTGGAACTCTGTCACCACGTTGGAGTTGAGTTTTAGGGCGGCTGTGTTTGAGGTGTGGAGCATGTTCACGTTGGAAACGATGTTCAGGTCTGAGACATTCCCAGTGATGAGCGCGTCCCCCACCACGTGTAAATTAGACGTGGGTCCGTTACCGTCGACACCGACCCCGAGACTTCCTGTGGTTGTATCGATCACCGTGTTTGACGAAGCCCCGACGAACGTGATCGTATCGACACTCTTGAAATCGAGCGTGCCTTGGGGTGTCGCGATGGGCATCGTATCTACTATGAAGGGAGGTTTTTTTAAGTGACGGAGTCACTTGATACGAGTGGCTCCGCCACTCGGGATGTCTTTCTTGCAAAGTGGGAGGCACTTTGGAGGAAATTGTTTTATGCTTCCCATGATTGGGTTTCTTCTTTCCATCTATATTTTTTAGATACATAATCATCCGGATAAGGAACAGGGGGTTGCCATACACAATCATCATCTAAAATCCACGAAGGGTAAGGTTTCTGATAAGAAAACATGTCACGTTCCGGGTAATATATACAGTCAACGGACACACGTTTATCAGTAGAATTTTTCACCCATACCCCTTCTAGATATTTTTTACACCATTTCAATGTGTTAGATTCAATCACTTCTAGAACACGGTTTGTATTTTCTTCTAACCTGGCACACTGGACCATTATTACTATAATGTAACTTTATAATTTATAGCGAAAAATAACGATACCAGAACCACCGTCTCCACCATGTAACTCGTAGCTGATATTATACGGTGTCCCAGCAAACCAACCTGCACCATTCCCACCCCCACCCGTATTTGGTAATCCGGACGTCACTTCGACACTCCTATCTGATAGGATAGGACCACCACCACCACCACCCTTTCCACCACGTCTAAATGAACCCCCTGCGGTGTTGTTGGAACCGTAATTTATATTAGCACCCGCACCACCACCTGCAAACCATACATCTTCACCAATGAGCTCACCGTATCGAGTTCCGAATATTTCTGCAAAGTCGTAACCAGTTACCCCACTGAGACCATCACCACCAATACCACCGTACCCAGCACCGTCGGTACTCCCATTTTGGCCGGCTAGACCGGCACCTCCACCACCACCCCCGGCATCACTCACACCATTACCACCATTATTGCCGTAATTATAAGTCCCAGTCTGGGTCGCGGTACCACCTCCTGTCAGAAAGCTGCCTTCTGATGCACCACCACCACCAGAACCACCGTTTCTTTCTGCGGCTTGTTCGCTACCACCATTCATACCAGCACCCCCACCGTATGCAACCAAATCACCAGAGCCATTTGATAGTCTTTTAATTTCTGTATTTCCACCTACTTTTGCCTCTGGACCATTATTTTGATGGATACATCCAGACCCACCTGACCCAATGATGACAGTGTACCCTCCCACTTGCAATCTGTGACCCGGTTTAAATATCAACCCACCCGCACCACCACCACCTGCATTATCCTGTCCACCACCACCACCACCGGCTACAAGTAAAACATCTACATTTAAATCATTGGACAGCACCCATAAATTTCCAGAAGTTGTAAACACATGAACTCTATACCCATCTATATCAAAAATGTCATTACCACCACTCATACTACCCGAACCGAAAAGTTGACCATTAATTAAAACACTTCCACGCACATCCAAAGCCGCACGAGGCTCCGAAGTCCCAATCCCCAAGCGACCCGCCTTGAGGGTCATGCCCAAGTCCCCATGCCCGAAATACTCCTTCTGATAGGCGTACAACTGGTAGATCTCGTCGGAGGTCAGGGCCCGGTTGAAGAGGCGGAAGTTCGCGATGGAACCACTGAACATATACGTAGTACTTGTTCCACTAAATCCACCTACATTTAAAGTGCTATTAGTTATATTCAAATCAGCCAAATTTCCAGAATGATATGCGGATAATCGTTGACCATCCACATATATTTCTCGCCCAGCCGACCCCTGTGTACCGTTATATGTACACGTTAAGTGATACCATCTATTGTTTTGAAACGTGGTGTCTGCTATACAGTTGTTGGTTCTGAAATTATAGTTAATTAGGTCATTTTCGATATAAATTTCAATTCTTTTATTATCGGTATTATCACCAACCCACATTAAAGTATCACCACCCGTCGATGTTAAGTTAGTTCCCTTAAACCACATCGATATAGTGTGAATGTAATTTCCGCTCACGGGTGTACTCGAAGATAAATACTGACTGGAATTTGCGTCAAAAGTAAACGCCTTATACTCCGTATCGAACCCGACACCATTAATGGGTGTGGCATCGTATGTACTCACACCCGTTTTATTATCGACCCCATCAGCCCCAGCGAAATCTGTATCTGCCGAATAGTCTTGCCCATCATAGTAGACCTCCAACCAATCCGTGTTGGGAACATTGGGTAGGGACTTGACCACCACGTCCACGCCGTCAGCTTCGGGGTCGTATTCGGGGGTGCCGTAGTATTCCATCTGAGCAATCATCATAGCATCAATTGTACCCGGGCTACCACTCCCATCCCCTATATCAGATCCACCAGCAGCCTTGGAAACCACGATAGCGAGATATTTATACGGGGTCACATCCGAACTTCGTGTGCTAGTACCCGAATCCGACCCACCGGAGTAATAATTACCATTTGGATAGGATGGTGTCGCTCCCGTGACAGTTAAAAGTGTATACCAATCAGAATCGTTATTTGAACCATATATTTTAAAGTTGCCAGGTGCTTTATATGTGTGTAAATTCCGTGCTGAAATATACACAGAACTTAGTATAATTTTGTGTGGAAGTTCTAGTTTTAGCCATTCACCAAAATCTGTGGTTGTAGAGAGACGCTTTGCTGATGCATCTGTTGTGTCGTATACACCACCCGCGACACCACTTGTTGTTGAGTATAAACCAAAACCAGCAGCCCAATACAAAACACCATTACTATTAGGTGGAAACACTTTCCATGCCTCTGTACCATAATGAGTATCACTCGCACTCGCCACGTAGCCACTCGTCCCGGATTCGTCGTTTGTACTCAAAGCCACCCTCGGGTACTTAATAAGCTTCTTGGACCTCTGGAACTCTGTCACCACATTGGAGTTGACTTTTAGGGCGGCTGTATTCGAGGTGTGGAGCATGTTCACGTTTGAGACCACGTTCAGGTCTGAGACATTTCCAGTCACAGCGAGTTCCCCACCCACCTCCACGTTGGCGGTGGTGACGATCCCCGTAGTGGCGTTCGAAAACTGAACCGTGTGGGGTGTGACGTTCCCGTTGGCTGTCGTATTCGCGAGTGTGTGCGTCGTGGCGACAACCTCGACGGTCCCGAGAGAGAGGGTCCCACCTACACTGAGGTTCGAGGAAGTCGTGACCCCCGTCGTGACGTTCGTGAAGTTTACTGTTCCACCGACATCCGACGCTGGAGGTGCAAACTCTATGGCACCCAGTTTCATCACGTCGGTCATGACATTCCCTGAAACTTTTAGATGCGCGTTATTGATATTGAGAACCGAGTTCTCATTCGTCACGTAGTACGACATATCTACTATGGAGGGAGGTTTTTTTAAACTGGGAAAAGCCACTCGGTGTGATTTTTCTTACAAAGTGGGAGGCACTTTGGAGGAAATTTGTTTATTGGGGGCGAGTAGGCCAAATGGGATTCTCTATATCTTCTGTATTGACGGGAAGATCACGAAGGGCCTGACGATAGACTTTCCATTCCTCTATTTTTTCGGGTGATAAATTCGAATCTGATACAGATACTACCCAATCACTTTTATAGAGTAAGCTATCGCGTTTTACTTTCAAGGTATATAAATCATGCCTCCTCTCTTCTATTTCCATTTGTTGAACCTTTTCTTCATTCTTTTCTATCGTGACCGTCTCAGCATTTCGAGATATTTTTATGAAATCGGGGTGTAAACCCGGATCGAGTTGTATGATTTCCAGTGTCCTCGAACGTAAAGATACGTCGTCGTCAGTTCCTATAAATTTATCAACAATTTCATTCGTCCCGGGTTCGAGACAAATATACCAATTATTCATTTGATATATACTTTCATTTTATTCTCACGAATAGTACGCTCTCCAGACATCACACCTTTTTGCAACTATGTTACTGGGAGCTACCCGAGCAGCTACTGAAACACTCGTACCGATATCACCGGAATTGGGTAAACTTAGAAAATGATGAAGACCCGCAGTTCCCACAAACCCTACTCGTGTAGAACCGTTGCGAAAGGACCGTGTAACTCCATCAACTCTTAGATATTGAGTATTGTTCTGGTCGAAACTCCAAACAATTTCCCTTATCACGTCATTTGTCCAAGAAGATGGAATCGCATAACTTAGAACACCAAGGTCAGTTCCGACATTAACATAGAGGACGTTGTTGTAAATATAGATGTTTCCCCCATTGTTTCCATTTGATTTACTCCATATCCAACCTACACTCGGGTTTGCACTAGAAGAGCCATTAATTCCTATACAAATTCTCACAGTTACGTCAAAACTACGAGTGGCGTTGGTCATTGTCCCGGCAGAAGTTGCACTATAATTTGGGTTGGCGTTGCCAAATCTGTTTAGATAATTTTTACCGTAAAAGGCCCCTATATTGTCGGCCACACCGGCTATGTTAGCTAATCTATATATAGACACACCATTACCCACCAAGTGATACTCATTTCTTATATTGTCCATGGAAATCGCTCCCGAAGTTTGTAACGACATATAGTATTACCCAATTTTTTCCTTGAGTTCCTTTATCGCCTCAACGATGAGACCTATTACGTTCCCATATGCGAGTGAATAATGGGTCTCTTCGGACCCGTGGACCGCTTCCGGAAGAACCTCCTTGACTTCCTGGGCGATGAGACCTGTTGAGCGTTTATCATTCATCGTGAAGGTGTATCCTCCGAGGGCACAAACCTTATCGAGAGCACCCTCGATACGCTCGATATCCGACTTTAAACGCCTATCGGAATATGCTATGATATTCGCAGATGCCCGAATATCACCCACAACATCTAGGGCTGTCCCTGGATCAGTCTTCCCGATGCCGACGTTGCCCTCGAGATAGTGTTTGTCGGTACCGGTCACGTATAGACCATAGTTGTTGGTGATGGTTGTTGTACTACCGAGGTGTTCTCCATAAAACATGTACGAGTTTGTCACAGCCCCTCCATTCCTGTCAAACCGTGACCGCACACCGAAGGCGTCTGTACACGTACCAGCATTTATCTCATATTCAGCATTGACACCTGTCATCGTATCCGTCAAACCGGTGCTACTTGTATTCTTTACGGTTCTGGCAGTTACACCCATTATATTCGTGATGGGCGCGGATCCATTATGCTGTCCCTGTGCGTCGATTCCGTATATGTTTGTGTTTTGATCTGTCCCGTTTGCAGCCAATTCAGACCTCACCAAAAACCTGCCTCCCCTTATATCATCACTGTCACCGGTAACGTCAATGTCAACATCGATACCCCAAACTCTATGTTCTTCTGAGTTAGTTGCGGTGCCACCAGTCGCAGATGAATCTAAGTTTATGTATAAACCTGTATTATTGATGTTACCTCCAGTAATAACATCACTTCCCGAGAAGACACCGGTAATCGACGATATTACAGTCTGACCAGCCGCTGTCGTATCTTCCTTGTATATTGAAAGTGTTTCACCGGGTGTTGTCGTCCCGATCCCCACCCTAGAGTTGACGGTATCCACGAAGAGGTTCGCTGTACCCACCTCCAGGTTCGATGACACGTAGGCGTTCCCGACGACGTGGAGATTGGACGTGGGTCCATTGACATCGACCCCGATCCCAAAACTTGCGTTTACCGTATCGATGACAACGTTCGAATTTTCCCCGACGAACGTAGCCTTATTCGTCCCCTGAAAGTCTAGGATACCATTCGTTGACATATCTACTATGGAGGGAGGTTTTTTTAAACTGGGAAAAGCCAACGGACGGGACAAGTGCTTCGCACTTGGAACTCTGTTTCTTACAAAGTGGGAGACACTATGGAGGAAATTTACAGTTTAAGGTATTACTTTTCGTGCGTTTCTTTCAGCTGCAGATAACACTGGTGCGGCTAATACGATTTCATCTTTTGTTCCCGATACAGTTTCACCGTTTTCGATGAGACGTTTTACTTCATCTTGAAATATCTTTTCGAGTAATGTATCCGCTCTATATTGTAACCAATTATCAAACCACGCCGTAATATCTTCTACATCTGTTTCCAGTGCCTTTTTCTGAGCCTCAGAGATTGTGGATGTTACGTTCATATATATGGTGTCAATTTTTTCTTTTAAACCACTAAAACATTCAGATCGAGCTCATTAAATTCAATATTATTTTCGATACTAGATGCATAGACATTGATCGTATCACCCGAAGAAACAGCACCCGACCACGACATTACTATAGGAACCCACCTCTCATTATCATTTGCATTACCCAATTTAGCCATACGATGTCCCACGTAACTGGCTGTGACTTCCGTGCTATTTTTCTTAATGTTGAAGTAAGCAGCCTCTGTACTTGTTCCGTTTGTTCCACTGAATGCAGTCAGTCTCCATAATCCAGTTACGTGAACGTGGGCTATACCGCTTGTGGATATCGTCACGGATTTTAAATTCTGACCCACATTAGCATTTGTATAAGTTAGATTGGCGTTCTTCTGATGTGTCGCTTGTTTAGTGTTGTATGAAATTGTTCCGTTTATAGTAATATTCCCACTCGTACCGTCAATAACAAGAGCTTTAGTATCTAATCCCCCCCCTTTCCTCCTGATTGTAAAATTATAATCGGTCGTATCATCTGAACCAATACGCCAATCGTAATAATTAGAAGCACCAAATGTGTAATCATTAGGTGAACGTAAATTATCACCACGAATAATATCAATCGTACCTTGTGGTGTCACATTATCAGTAGTTAAGCGCATTGTACACCCACCCGTATCGAATATATCTAACTTGGTTCGCGGATTCCCGTTCCCGACCCCGACGTTGCCATCGCTGTCAATTCGCATACGTTCATTAATTAAATATGGGTTGTCACTCGTTTGTGTTGTGTCATCGGGGGCGGTAAAGAATCTGAGTTCCCCTCCCTCTGCACCACTTCTCGAGCTTGTTATACTGGCACAGACATTTGAATTCAGGTTTACAAATCCAATAGCACCCTGCCCAGTTCCAATGTTGGTTCTTTTGAGATTAAGAATTGCACCACCACCATCAGCGGCGATTTCGAGTGCTCGACCAGGTGTTGTCGTCCCGATCCCCACCCTATTATTTACAGAATCGACAAAAAGGGTATCCGTGTCGACTGCGACGTTCCCGGTCACAGTCAAGTCCTTCCCGACAGAGACGTTCCCTGTGGTCACGAGACCCGTCTCAGCGTTCTGAAACTCCACTGTGTGCGGTGTCGTGTTCCCCGTGGCGGTGATGGCCGAGAGTTCGTGACGTGCGTTTACTGTTACCGTACCCATTGTCATGGTCCCACCGAGTTCGAGGTTCGTGCTGACGAAGCAGTTCCCGAGAACGTGGAGGTTGGCGTCTGGGCTGTCAACCCCGACCCCAATCTTCCCCGTGGTCGTGTCAATCACGGCATTCGATGTATCACCGACGCCCTTGAACGTGACCTTATCCACATCCGTGAACACAAGTTGGCCGTTCGCGGCCATTTCTACTATTTGGGGAGGTTTTTATTGTTCGGCTTTAAATGATATACCATCGAGGGATAACCAACCTGATCCAACGTATGGTATTACCTGTCCGGTAGTTTTTATATCTAGACGTCCATGTGCGTTGTCGGTGATAATAGTAAACAGACACCTACCCCCTGGTCTAAACCCTGCGGGTAATGTAAATAGTGTTGCACTACTGCCATACGAACCACCGGTAACTAACCCTTTCAAATGTACGATCCCGTCTCCATCCTTGTAATATCCACCAGTGTTATACGAACCGCCATAATTACCCCAATTCGTCCCCCATGCGGGTGTTTTCCATGTATAATAGTTTCCGTTTGTTGGTATAAATTTGAGATAATCTTGGTAACTAGTATCACCATTACGGACGGCTAACAGTAACCAATTTGAATTGGGTTTCCACAAAGAATTTACATAGTTTGTTATTACATATTGAGAATTTACCGTAGGATTGGATTGACCTGGTGTGACGACATACCACAACGCTTCCCAACTATCTATTGGGAACCCATCCGCTGTGGTTGTTGTAGTTGAGATTGTATTGTTCACGTTGTAGTATGTAATAGTCGTGCCAGACGCGGGTACATACATATCCAGGTGCCCACTTGCACCAAATTCATTCTTTTCTACAGGGATCGCGATGATTCTATGATCCCATGATAAATACGACCCGGTCCACGTAACTAAACCTGCACATGTTAATCCATATTGAGCCTGGAATCCGGGTGACGCTATTCCACCGGGAACGTCTAAAGGTGCGCTCGGAGTCGTCGTCCCGATACCGACGTTGCCGTCGTTGTTGATATACATAGCCTTATTTGTATTTCTGGTACCAAATGATAATGGTCCAGTCAAATTCTTCATATTCACTTCTTTACTGGAGGATGATAGGTGACCAAGAAAAAAACCCATACCCGCCTCGGGGTTACCTGTATATGTTGTAGTTCCATCATGCGTATTATCAACAAAGGCAATACCGCAGTTAAATGCGTTCGTATCAGCGTCGTCCTCTGAACTATCTGCTATAACAAGTCTACAATTATCCCCACGTATATGCAACGTGTGCAGTGGATCCGTCGTCCCGATCCCCACCCTATCATTCACAGAATCGACGAAAAAGGTATCTGTGTCGACTGCGACGTTCCCGGTCACAGTCAAGTCCTTCCCCACAGAGACGTTCCCATTCACATTGACATCTAGGGGTTCTGTAGCTGCCGTTCGCATGGTGATATCCGTATCCGACGCGTTACTCTGTGTGTACCCAATTTCGAGTGTATCTGTCGATTCATCGAAAATCATGGCAACGTTACTGGACCCCGATGGGCGTGTCATCACGAGACCGAGATCCCCGGTTCCCGGATTATCTTTCCCGAGTTCAATGATCGGATCTTTAACCCTCAACGTATCCGTATCGACTATGGTTCTCGTACCGAGTACATTGAGATTACCCGTGACGTTCAAGTCCCTCCCGACATCAACATTCGCGGTGGTCACGAGACCTGTAGTAGCATTGGTGAGTTGTATGGTATCACCGGTCGAAGCCCCCACAGCTGTCACGGCAGAGAGCGCGTGGTACGCAGCTGCCGTGATGGTATTGATCTTGAGCGCACCCCCGACCTCAATGTTCGAGGTGGTGACGAACCCGGTTGTCGCGTTCGAAAACTGAACCGTATTGGATGTGACATTACCAGAATCTGTGATCGCTTGGAGTGTTGACGAAATACCCGTGAGTTTACTCCCGTCACCTTCGAAGTAGTCCGCGGCGACGTTCCCCGTGACCGTGAGTACGTTCGCATCTGCGTCACGAACGTAGAGGTTCGCACCGACTTGGAGAGTGTTACTGGTGAGGGTGTGTACGTTCCCGATGCCGACGTTACTCGCGATGTAGACGTCACTGTTCGTTCCGTCTGACCACTGACTGAGCGTCCCTGTGATTGCGGATGGGGGGATAGACGTGAGACCCGAACCGTCACCCAAGAACGAACCTGCCGTGACATTCCCTGCGACGACAATGTTACTGTCGACGACGAGACCCGTAGTCGTGTTCGTGAACTGGACCGTGTTGGAGGTGGTGTTCCCGGCGTTCACGACATTATCGAGATTTAAGAGCTCATCTGTTGTGAGTTCCGACGTGACATATATATTCCCACCATTCAATCTAAAGTTCTGGGCCTCGAGGTTCGAGGTCCTGAGTGTCGCATTCGTAATATCGAGGAAGCCTGTCGGTGAGTAAATCGGCATGCTCTCGTCTAGTATGAATGGAGGTTTTTTCTTACAAAGTGGGAGGCACTTTGGAGGAAATTTTATTGAGGAGGGGTTGGCCAAACGGGGTTCTCTGGATCCTCTGTGTTAGTAGGAAGATCTCGGAGTAACCGGCGATATACCTTCCATTCATCAATTTTTTCTTGTGGTAAGGGTGAATCTGAAATACTCACGACCCAATCACATTTTTGTAAGAGTGCATCTCGTTTTATTCGGAATTGTATGAGACTAGACTGAAGTACATCTTCTTTCACTTTATTTTTCTTTTCTTCGTTTAGTTGTACTACGACGTTTCCATTATCGTCTCTGGAAATATCTACAACTTTAGGGTCTATACCCGAATCAAGTTTTACGAATTCCAATCTCGACGATCTCGTTTTAACATCTTCTTCTGTACCCTCGAAACGGTCAACAATTTCGAGTGTACCAGGTTCAAGACAAAAATACCAACTCGTCATTTTATATAATACTATATTCTTTTTTAACCTAACAATGCACCTTGGAAACAGTTTCTATAATATGCTCCGTGATTACCATTAATAAATGTAATATTAGTACCACTACGTGCACGTATATCTACATATTGATTAGCGGATAAGTTAACTATATATACAGCATGTGTTTCATAATGGCCATCGTGTATAGGCATACCCTCTAAAATATCACGTCTTAAAACACCATCTACATAAAATGAGAAATACGCATCACCGAACTCGTTTGCTGTATCATGTGCAAGCACCGCAGCGAAAATGTAGGTTCCGGCTACGGGTGTTTTAAAACGTGACGTGGAAGTGTTGTAGTGTGAACCGATGTTATACGTTGTTGAATTGAACGTGAGTGTCGTTCCCGAACGACTAGTTGAATTATCCCAGGCATAAAAGGCGGGTCTGGATGGAGTAGTTACGATTCCATTATTTTTAATGGTTAATGCACTCGTTTGATGAGAACCTCCGTTGATATAGTTAATATGGAAACAACCATCAGTATCATCACCACGTATCCTCCACCCATACATATTAGAATCGTCTGTACCGTGGTGGATAAGACGAATTCCCTGCGCATACGCACTACCACCGTCACTTGCGATGGTTAGATAGGTATCACTTGTTTTAGTACTGGTATTACCAATCTGTAATTCCGTACTCGGATTCGTCGTCCCAATACCGACGTCTCCCGTGGACCTGATATGAATACCTCTAATATCCGTGGAACTAACCGTATTTCCCGCTTCGAATATGGGTCCGATGTGTATAGACCTATTATGATTGCCAATTATGGTTCCGGGTGAAGTTTCTCCTGTCATTTGGTATTCAGATACCGCGAATATGGGTTTTGTAGACGAAGTTTCATTGTGTCGCACAGCTTTTATGAAAGCGTTATTTGTTGTAGTGTGTTGAACATGTAAAATAGATTCTGGATTTGTCGTCCCGATGCCGACGTTGCCGGTGTTCGTGATACGCATCTTCTCAGTTAAACTGCCATCGAGAGATGCAGTCTTGAAATACATATGAGCAGAATGGGCTTTAGCTATATCTAGAGGATGACTGTAATCGGATAGTGAATTTCCAGCCTCATAGTCTTGACCGATCGCAAATCCCGTAAAATCTTCTGTATTATCAGCCTTAAATCTTGTTGAAGAGAAAACGTCTCCGGATAGGTACGGAGATTCAGTAGATCTACTTGAAGGATAATGTACATAAATTTGTTCAAAACTATTATAATAACGAATGGTCTCATAAAAATATTCGAAATCAGTATTCGGGGGTGATACTTTTAAACCACCTGTAGTTGTATATATAGCGTTTTTTGAATAGCTTGCAGTTCTCGTAGGACCAAATATTGGATTGTAATTTTCAATTTGTGATGAAGTACTCCCGAACCAAACATTAAAATATGACTTGTTAGTTCTTTCAGGTCTCACAAGAAATCCACCGTACACATCAAGTGTTTCGAGGGGAGACGATGTCCCGATACCAACCCTATCGTTCACAGAATCAACGTAGAGTGTATCGGTGTCCACTTTGAAATCACCGTTAGATTCTACTGAAGCCTTTGTGGAGTTATTTATATTAAAGTTAATGCGTTCACCAGCTGCTGAGTTTAAGATTGTTTTGCCAGCGTTGGTTTGTCTGATTGCGAAGTTTGAATCACTGTTATGGTCAACGTGTGCGAAAGTAGCTTGATCGGACTGCGTCCCATTATAACCTATAGCGGCTCTACCCAAATAGGATGTCACATCTTGGTCTTTCGCAGCGCTAAGGGATCCGTTCACATTGACACTCAGGGGTTCCGTAGCCGCCGACTGCATGGTGATTGTCGAATCCGATGCGTTACCTTGTGTGTACCCAATCTCGAGTGTACTCTCAGATTCATCAAAGATTATACCGACGTTACTGGACCCCGCCGGGCGTGTCAGTATGAGACCGAGGTCAACGACGGGCGAGGCTGTGTTACCTTTCCCGAGTTCTATGATGGGGTCCTTAACCATGAGATGTTCCGTGTCAAGGGTCGTCCTCGTACCGATAATGGTCAGGTTACCACTGACGTTCAAGTCACCGGCGACATCGAGGGTCGTCGCCGGGCTCGCCGTCCCCACACCAACCCTCGTTGTGGTCGTATCCACAAAAAGGTTCGCCGTACCCACCTCAATGTTCGAGGCTGCGTTGAACGCTTTCGTGGGGTTATTGAAGTTCACGGTAGATGCTGTGTTCGAACTCATCACGATATCGATCTGGTCAAGGTTGAACGCCGATGCGTACACGTTCCCACTCGTCACCCTGAGGTGGGCATTGTTTACATCTAAGAACGTATCGTTTCCGTTCATTTCTACTATTTGGGGAGGTTTTTTATCCGATGTAAAACCCAGAAAAATTGAAACCACCACCGTTGCATATGTATATATTTTGAGCCGATCGCGAATACGGTACAACAAACTCACCCGCGTTCAAATATATATTAACAGATACACTGAGTGTATAAGCCTTCGCTACAACTGTATCGTGGATTACACCTAAAAAGTAATCATTGGGATCTGGGCCGTTTACCGAGTCTTCTTGGTTTTTATTAAGCATAAATGCAAGATAATCACCAGCTACACCGGTTTTAAATCCTATATTAAATGAAAAATGATAAAATCCAGATCTAGGTGCGGTAAATTTTACAATCGTACCTGTATTGGAACCACGAATAGCATCTATGAATGATATCGTATTGTGTGTATCGTATTCTAACCACCCACGGCGCACACATGGTATAGGGGTTTTATAAAGAGTTGACCAATGTGTACCAGATGCGCTACCCCAACTATTATCGTCTGCACCCCAGTAATCGTCTGTGTGGATACTAAAACACGGTTTTGTTCTCGGACCGTATAATTCTCCGTATACGTCCAAAGCCGCCCGAGGCTCCGAAGTCCCAATCCCCAACCTACCCGCCTTTAGGGTCATGCCCAAGTCCCCGTGCCCGAAATACTCCTTCTGGTAGGCATACAACTGGTAGATCTCGTCAGGGGTCAGGACCCGGTTGAAGAGGCGGAAGTTCGCGATGGAACCGTCAAGGTAGTGCGTACCGTCGCCGCCTACGTTTAAAGTAGTAGTTCCAGATATCGTAATGTCAGTGGTTTGATTGGAACTCGTCCCTTTAGGTATTAGTTTTGTATTGTCTATATACATCTCACAGTCTTCTAGACCCGCTCCCTTGAATATCAGCGTCAGGTGAACCCATTCGCCAATTACAAAATCATACTTAAAATCGAAATATGCACCACTTCCCCCATTTGACTCTAATCTAAAATAGGTGCTATTGACATATAAATTAATATTATTCGTCCCGTTAAGTGAACTTGGTACTATGCCATATACAAATTCCCACGCGGAGGGTGAATCAAACTTTATCCACATAGATGCGGTATGATTAGACAGTGTTGCCGTTGTGGTTGACGAAATATAATCATTCGACCCATCAAAAGTAAACGCCTTATACTCCGTATCGAACCCGACACCACCATTGGGTGTCCCAGTGCGATTATTCCCAGATTTATCCGTCACAGTCGCCGGCATCTGTGTATAGTCCTGCCCATCATAGTAGACCTCCAACCAATCCGTGTTGGGAACGTTAGGTAGGGACTTGACCACCACGTCCACCCCGTCAGCTTCGGGGTCGTATTCGGGGACGCCATATAGTTGCCATTCACCAACACCAGCGAAGACCTGACCATTATTCTTATGTATGATGAGAGCAAATGTATCGTAATACCCTGTCGCGTTAATAGCACTAACTGTATATTGTTGATACAAACTGGTCGGTATGAAGTTTTGAATTGTCCCCACGAGCGTCCATGTAGTACCACCGTCGTTAGAGTTAGATGCCCATATTTCTCCTTCTTTTATACAAGAAAGGAGTCCCTGATTATTATTAGCTGATTCTGGGCGTGGCTGAACTGTAAAATATACGGGATTTATTCTTTCAGGTAAAACAATCTGCACATATTCACCTGTGAGTGAATCGCTATGCAGTTGTGCCGATAAAAGATAATCACCCGTACCCGTATCGTATCCGGTTGTTCCGGACGTCGGTGTAAGCCATGCTCCACTTGGAGTACTAAGAGTAGTGGGGGGTGTAAACGCACCATAATACGTTAGACCACTACTATATTCACTACTACCAGAAACAGTATACCCTTGATTTAACCCGTTTGCAGTTAATACAACTCTCGGATACTTAATAAGCTTTTTGGATCGGGGAAACTCCGTGACCACATTAGAGTTCAACTTGATGGAGGCTGTGTTCGAGGTGTGGAGCATGTTCACGTTTGAAACGATGTTCAAGTCGGAGACGTTCCCAGTCACAGTGAGATCACCCCCAACCTCCACGTTCGCAGTGGTGACGAGACCAGTAGTCGCATTCGAAAACTGAACCGTGTTTGAAGTCACGTTTCCGTTTTCGACAATTTGGTGAAGGTTCGATGCGATACCAGTTACGTTACTCGCGTCACCGTAAAGGAACGCAGCAGTGACGTTCCCCGCGACGACGATGTTACTATCGACGACGAGACCCGTTTCAGCGTTCTGAAACTCGATCGTGTGAGGGGTGGTGTTCCCCGTATCAGTCACAGAGCTTAGGGGATACGACGGAACAATACCAATTCCACCGAGGGTCATGGACTCGGCTGTGAGGTTCCCGTCAATCACGAGTACGTTGGATCCATCATCATCAACATAGAGGTTCGACCCAACACTCAAGTTGTGTCCCGGATCGGCGTTTGAAATACCCACGTTACTGTTTATGAAATAGATTTCACCATCTCCGTTCGTACTCCAAACACCACCCGACCCACTCGGGAGGTTCGTCAAGAGACTTCCGTCACCCGAGAAGTAATCAGCCTTCACATTCCCCGTGACCACCAGAACATTGGA